TAGCCATTATGCCACATCCATTCCACACTGCAGGCGGATACATGTAGGACATTCTGAGCCATTAAATTCAAGCTCTTCAATTCTTTCACGCGCTTCTGTTATCTCGCCAGAAGTAACCAGATCATCTATTTCACGTAGGCATGTCTCGCATATATCAATCGGATATTTCATTGTGTTCATGTTCGATTATTCCTATCTAATCGGGTGAGCTTGTGCCCACGGGATAAAAATACGCGCATGGCGTGAGCATGTCAAGCATGATTAGGTAACAGTTTCATAACAATATGTAAAGCATTACTTTAGACTTTAGCAGGCTTATTGTCTAGCCATATGCAGTTCATCATGCAGCTATTGCCCCCGATCTTCTGCCCTCATTGGCTGCCTGCCTGCCCCAATCTTGCTCAATATCTGCCAATGCGACAGTACCCACACCATCACGCAAGCACACACAATCCCACGCAATCGTTAGCAATCTCCTTAGTTTCCAATAAATAACTAATCAATCAAAAGCAATTAAAAGCGCAATCTGTGGCTCGCTTGCCTAAGTCGCTGAGCGTAAGGGAAAAGTATCGGCAAGCGTGGGAAAAATTGGGTGATCGACGGGGGGACTTTTAATAATGGGGCGACATGTATGTAACTATCAACCCAATGATTTTTTCTAAATATAGTCTCACATATTGAGATTTGCTTAAACTATTTTATCGACCAAACAAGTATAAAATACTAGCTTTATACAATGTGATACAAATCACAGACATGAAAGCGGGACAAACACCTAATTTCCCACCTTATACAATATAAGGGGTTTTATAAATTACACCCCTATCCAAAGGGCGGTTCCACCGCCCCTTAGGTTATTAACCCAGTGGGGCATGGCAGAGCCTGCCCCTAACTCTTCCCATCGGCGGCGCAGAGCGCCACCCATAGGTTGTTTCCATAGGGATTACCATAGGCCGCCTGACGGCGGCGATTTACTACCATAGGAATTAAAGGCGGGTGTATTGTATGGCTAAGCCATCGGCTAATAAATACAAGATCGCCCCAGATAGCCAAATCTCGGCCACTCAGGCCAAGCAGACTATCGCCGAGCTGGTAACTAAAGGTTACTCCATTGCCGATGCAGTTCGGGCAACTGGCAAGTCAATTAAGTCCTATGAGTACTACCGCATGTCGGATGCTCAATTTAAAGAGGCTATCGACCTAGCCCGCGCCGTAGCACGTCGCGAAGGCGCGATAAGCGAAGAAGATGCAAATATCAGCTTTGAGGACTTTAGAGCCAAGTACCTCAACTCCAAGACTTTCAATCACCAGCGCAACATCATCTCTATGCTGGAAGAGGGTAAGCCCGCGTGGCTTCACCCCAACATGAAATACGAAGAAGGTTTTCCTAACTACGTCCTCGTGAACATGCCACCTGAACATGCCAAGAGCATGACGGTCAGCATTGACTATATCACCTATCGGATCTGTATCGATCCGAACATCCGTATCAAGATCGTCTCAAAGACCTTGACTATGGCAAAGGACTTTTTATACGCGGTCAAGCAAAGGCTTACCCAGCCCGCTTATGCTGAACTTCAACGGCGCTATGCCCCTGCTGATGGTTACAAAGAAGCGGCGGATAAGTGGACCCAAGATGCGATTTACCTAGAGCGCGACTCAGGTGAAAAAGATCCTACCCTGCAGGCACTGGGTATTGGTGGTCAGATCTATGGTGCCCGTGCTGACTTAATTGTTTTGGATGACTGTGTTACCTTGGCTAACGCCAATGAATACGAAAAGCAGATCCGTTGGATCCAACAGGAAGTTCTTACTCGTGTTGGTCCCACAGGAAAAATCCTTGTCGTAGGTACTCGTGTAGATCCAGTGGATCTTTATCGCGAGATGCGTAACCCAGATCGTTACCCAGATGGCGCTTCACCTTGGACATATCTGGCTATGCCAGCGGTATTAGAGTTTGCAGATGATCCAAAGGATTGGATTACCCTCTGGCCGCGTTCAGACAGGCCTTGGCTTGGAGATGATGCGAATATTGGTGAGGATGGTTTATATCCTCGTTGGGATGGAAGTAACCTACGCAAGCGTCGCGGTGTATTAGACCCAAAGACGTGGGCTATGGTTTACCAGCAACAGGATGTAGATAGCGAAGCTGTCTTTGCACCTGAAGCAGTACGCGGATCAGTATCAGGTATGAGAGCCATTGGCCCTCTACTACCAGGCGCTCCTGGTCATCCAGATGCAATGAATGGTTCTTATACCATCTGCTCAATGGACCCAGCCATGTCAGGTGATACGTTCTCAATTGCCTATGCTGGCGATAAGAGTACACAGAAGCGTTATGTGCTAGAAGCAAGCCGCATGCCTGCTCCTACACCACAACGTATTCGTGAATTGATTTTTGAATGGACAGAGAAGTACAAGCCATCTGTCTGGGTTATTGAGAAGAACGCCTTTCAGTTGTTCCTTACTCAAGATGAAGAAATTAACCGCTTCCTAGCATCACGCGGTATTCGCCTTGTTCAGCATTACACAGGCGCAAACAAGATGGATGCAGAGTTTGGCGTAGCCTCTATGGCCCCACTCTTTGGAATGGTTGATAAACTTGGCAATCACGTCAAGGGAAGCAACCTTATAGATTTGCCACGGTCCGACAATGAAGGCATAAAATCGTTAATCGAACAGCTCATAACATGGTCCGCTGGCACTAAAAATAAACAAGATGGATGTATGGCACTCTGGTTTGCAGAAACTCAGATGCGTGATTATATCAATCAGGCTGGAGCATATGGTGGCTCCTTTATTAAAAACCCATTTCAGACTCGTGATCAAAAAGCACGTCGTCGGGTTATTAACATAGAAGACTATCAACGCGAAAAAGAGAAGTTAGCATCTAACGGGGGTTACTTATAATGGCACTAACTGTAGATCAAATCGGAGATAAACTCCGTAAGCTACGTGCACATTACTTCACACGTGATTCACGTTACGATGATCTATTGGCGATCCGTCAGGGTAAGATTGATCAAGTGTTTCCTGGAATGTTCTCAGAGGACTATCCAAAGCCAATGATCGCAAACTTCATTGACGTTGCTGCTCGCGACGTTGCTGAAGTTATTGCCCCACTTCCTGCCTTCAATTGCATGACAACCAACACAACTTCAGATCGTGCTCGTGTTCGCTCAGATAAGCGCACCATGATCGCTGCTGGTTACCGCGACACTTGCAACCTTCAAACCATGATGTACACAGGTGCAGATCGTTACCTCACCTTTGGCTGGCTACCATTTCTTATTGAAGCAGACTATGAGAACAATCGCCCAATGATCCGCATCGATTCTCCAATTGGTGCCTACCCAGAGTTTGATCGTTTCAATCGTCTTATCTCATACTCAAAGCGTTATGTTAAGACAGTACGCGAACTTATCAATGACTTTCCTGAACACGAGAATATTATCCGTGGTCAGTACGAGAACCGTAACTCAGAACGCATCCTTGAGATGTATCGCTACCAAGACAAAGAACAACTTATTCTTTTCTTGCCAGAGCGTAACAACTTTGTTCTTTCACGCGTTGAAAATGAACTAGGTGAAATTCCTGTAGCAATTGCTTTGCGTCCTGGCGTTGACTCAGATGAGCACCAACGTGGACAGTTTGATGATATTATGTGGGTGCAAGTAGCCCGTGCACGTTTTGCTTCTCTTACTCTTGAAGCAGCACAAAAGGCAGTACAAGCACCATTTGCTTTGCCTTCAGATGTGAACGTTCTTGAGATTGGCCCAGATGCAACTATCCGTTCTGCCAATCCACAACAGATCCGTCGTGTAGATCTTAATCTTCCACCAGGAATTTTTCAAGAGAATGAAATTCTTGATCAGGAAATGCGCACTGGATCACGTTATCCAGAAGGCCGTCTAGGACAGCAATCAGGTTCTATCGTAACTGGTCGTGGCGTAGAAGCACTTATGGGCGGCTTTGACACACAAGTCAAAACAGCACAAGGTGTATTTGCTGAGACATTTAAAGAAGTTATTCGTCTATGCTTTAAGATGGATGAAAAACTATTTGGTGATGTTAAGAAGGAAGTTCGTGGCATTAATGCTGGCGCTCCTTATGTAGTTAACTATACACCAAGTGTTGATATTGCTGGAGATTATTCTTGCGATGTTACCTATGGCATGATGGCTGGACTAGATCCAAACCGTGCTTTGGTATTTGGACTACAGGCACGTGGAGATAAGTTAATCTCACGCGACTTTTTACGTCGTCAAATGCCTTGGGAAATGAACGTTACCCAAGAAGAAGAACGTGTTGAAGTTGAAGAACTGCGCGACACATTGCTTCAAGCAGTTGCTTCCTATGCTAATGCTTTGCCACAGATGGCAATGCAAGGAGCAGATCCATCTAAAGTTATTAATGCAATTGCGCAAGTAATTGTTGGTCGCCAAAAAGGCGACCCTATTGAGGAAATTGTTGCTAAGGCTTTTGCCCCAGAACCACAGCCACAAGTTTCCCCAGAAGCTGCAGCCGCTGGTGCGGCACCTGAAGGTGCCCCAGGACAGGCTCCTGCTGGGGGCGCGCCTCAAGGCCAAGCACCAGGCATGCCGCCTGCACAACAAGCACCGCAAGGTGCATCATCCCTGCAGAACTTGCTAGCAGGCATTTCATCTTCTGGTAACCCGCAGCTTGCTGCGTCAGTTTCCAGACGCTCACCCGCCTAACGTTACGAGTGAGAAAACCAATTCCCTATAGGAGATAAAAATGGCAAAAGTAGCACCAGCCTTTAAGTCTAGCCTGCAATCAGCACCTGTTAAGGTTGCTATGCAAGGTGGACATGGCTCATCAGACGCAGTAACACAAAAGACAAGCATCCAAGATGCTCCTTCAGTTAAGGCAACTGGAAAGTCTGACATTAAGTACACAGTACAGCCTTCAGGCACCCGCGGATCAAACCCAGGCGCTAAGTAATTAAATGAATGAAGAGGGTGATGATTTTAGCGGAGTAATCTCCGTCTGGGATATTATTGCCCTCTTTGCTCATCTTGTAAAAAATCTATTTGCAAGTTTTGAAGAATTTTTTGATGTATTGAGCCACATGGCTCTACATAAAGCAAACGTCGTAGAAGATCAAAAACTATTTCACGATGATGTTGTTAGAACAATTGAGACTATTATAGAAGGTGAGTAATTATGGCAGGCAAAGGCGGTTATCAAGCTCCAGCTAAACCAGCACAAGTTGCTACCATGGCTCATAATAGAACTGAAAATAGCGCTGCGACCAAAATGACGCAAGCCGCTCGTGACATTACTGGCATGCCAAATTATGGCGATGCTCAAGACATGGCACAAATTCAAAGTGGTGCGCCTATGGCCGCTACACCAAATTTAGGATCTACGCCTACGGCACAGCCACAACAAGGTGCACAAGGTGTTCCACCTCAAGGTTTTATTGGCGCACATCAACCAAGCCCAACAGATAACCCATTAACGCCAATTGCTACGCAACAACAACAATCTATTAGCGGGGCACAAAGTGCTTTATCTTTGCTTAACTCATTAGGAGATAATGCTTCTCCACAAGTTAAATCAATTCGCAACGTTTTGGCTGCACATTTAATGAACCAATCACAAGCAGGACAAGCACCTACAGCGCCAACCGCAGCGGTTCCACCGATGGCGGGAGCAAAGTAGTTTATGCCAGCAGTCATTCCACCATCTCCTGAAGCACAAGCGTTAGCAGGCAACTTAGATGCTATACATGCTGCAGGCCACACAAACCTTGACCCACTTGCTCAAACAGCAGTTGCTCAAGGAGCTGGTAGTACACAAAATGTTTTAGATCATGCTGGTCTTTTAACTCAAGCAGTAAAGCAAACAACGCCAGATAAAGCAATTTCTGAACCTGCAATAAATCAACAACCAAGTCTTTTATCACAAGCAGCATCATTTTTGCATCATCAATATGGCCCAGTCCCAGTTTTAAATTCAGATGTTGCTAGTATTCAACAGCAACTACAATCAAAAGGCTACGGTAAAGATTTAACAACTGGCGCTTGGAATAGCCAATGGCAAAATGCCCTTAGTCAACATGCTTATGATGCAACAATAGCGCCTAAATTTGGTAACGTAAAATCTTTACCATTGTGGGAAAGTATCGTAAATGATATTGTTCCTTCTGGATGGTCTTCAACCATTGCTCATTATGTTCGTCATTTACCAGAACAGGGCAGTCAATTGCTTTCCGATCTTGCTGGTGGAACTGCCGCTACTTTTACCGAGTGGGGCAACAATCAGGCTTACAAAAATAGAGAAGCATCTGTTGCTGCTGATGTTGAAAATGCTCTTGGCGGCAATGTAACAAAACAACAAATTGAACAAACACAAGTTAAGCGCTATGTTGGCGATCTTGGTAATCTTCTTAGTCTTGTTACTTTGGCTGGCGCTGGAAAAGCATTGGTAACTTCAGTAGGTGCCGTTGGTAAATCGTTGCTTGAAAATACAGCAGCAAAAGAAAGCATACCAGCAGCAGCAAAAGCATTGGTAACGCGTTCACTTCCTGAAAGTGCTGCCGCAACACCTACATTTTTTGTATCTAAAAGCCTTTATCAAGGCGGATTGCCAGCAGTAGAAGAAGGAGCAAAAGCTGGACCAGGTACTGGTCTACTGCGTTGGCTGGAAAATGTACCAGTTCTCAGGCGTATGCTTCCAGCAATTGATGCAATGGATACTGAAGGAAGCACTTATTATAATTTAAAAATGCAGCAAGCATCTCTTATGCGCAACCCTATATGGCAAGTTGCGGCTCAAGCACAGGCTAAAGGCTCACTAGCAGGCCTTGGTCTTACAGCAATTGGCGAAGCTGAACAAAAGGCTGGCATTAATGAACAAGATGCTAACCTTGCTGCACCATATCAAGGTTCATTAGCCAATGCGGTTAACTTTGCAAGCATGTTTATGGGTCACCCAACCATTGGTTTAAAAGCTAGTCAAAATGTTGGGCAAGTTGTAGATGCTGCACATGGTGCACTTAGTGATACTCTTGGTCCAATTAACATGGATTATGTTCTTAAAAAGGGATTGGGTATTTCATTAACCGATCTTCAAAAAAACTTGGGCAATGAGTTTGTCAATGATCATTTTCTTAACACAAAAGTTAATCAATATGCAGCATCTCACTATGCCGACGATGCTCTACAAACAGCAGTTAAGGCTGGAACTGTAGATAAAAATACGCCAGAAGCTCTTAAATTGTTTAAACAATATGAGACTGAGGCGCTTAGCGACCCAGCAGGTATTTTAGCACCAGCTCGTGATTCTTTAATTCGCCAACCAGACGTGCTTGCAAATTATTTTAGAAAAGATTTTGGCAATCAACTTGGTTCAAACGTTCGTAAAGGCATAACTGACAGTTACGATATTGCAGATAAAAACAAACAACGTTTTTATGACGCAATGAACAATTTAAAATCAGCGCATCCCGATATTGCCGTTATGCTTCAGGATGAGCATCGTAACCTATTTCATGGTTCTCGCACACAAGCAAATGTAGAAGATCTTTTAACACACGCTTTAACAGAAGACTGGGGCAAGCGTCAAACCCCATTTAATGATCTTGTTAAAAGCAAAGTTGAGGCAACCTCTTTAGGTGAAGGATTAACTCCTAGCGTTTATCAAGGCAAGGCTATGCCACCTTTGTACCACACTAACTCAAAGGTTAGTGAGTATATGCCAGATCCTGCAACACTTGAGTCTACAACTCGTTATGGCAAGGGTATTCGCGCAACTTCTGACCCTGCCTTTGCTGGTCGTACACACACAAACGTTTACACACTTCGTTACAACCCAGTTCAAAATGAAGAGCCATCTTTTCTTGATTTGACCAAGCGAGGATCTGCTCAATCGGTTGCAGCAAAACTATCTCAAGTTCAACAAGATCAAATTGCTCGCAATGAAATGGGCTTAATGGTTCCAGGCAAGGGCAAGAATACCCTTGTAGGTGTTGATAAAACTGCGTACACCAAAGAATATAAAACATTTGCCAAAATGCTTAAAAATGATAGGGACTATAGCGGCGGAGATTTGCTAGATGCTTACCGTTCAGCACTTGCTGCAGGTGGCAAACTAAATAAAAATGAAATTGATAGCCGTATCTCAGATGTAACTAATTCTGTTATGTCAGATAATGGTCATACTGGATTTAAATACATCGATAAAACTGGCAAGCCAATGTATGTTGTCAATAGTGATCGTGCTCTTGCCAACATGACACAACTTGATCCAAGTTTTACAAAAGATAGCCTTATTCCAAATTACCTTACTCAAAACAATACAGTGCCACGTGGCGCTCTCGGCATTGCCCGTAAAGATACTTTCATTCAGCAAGATGCTCAAAGTGCAGCAAATGGATTTTTCAAGCGCTTGGCTAAGGCTGGTTACGGACCAGAAGTAGAACAAGCTCAACAGACTTTACAACTTGAAAGTCGTCGTTTGGCTAAAAACTCAGCAACTGAATTAAACACACCTCTTCCAAAGTTAGATCCACAAGGCTTGGATAAAGAATCACTTAATGTGCTTAATGAGGCGCGTGGTATTCTTATTAAGAAGTTGGGCTTTGACTCACTTCAAATTAACAAACTTGATCCAATTGAAGCAGTGTCTTTGATTTATCGTGAATCTCATGGGCTAGCATCTGAGGCTTTCTTGCCAGCAAAAGCACCAAAGGCCGTAACTGATGCTGTTGCTCGTTTAGCAGAAAAGGGTTATCGCCCTGTTCTTGGCACTGATATTGGTC